AATAACGCGGTGGCCCATATTCTGCAAATCCCGAACTTGATTCGAGAATGCAGCGCGAATGTCCAGAATCGACGCGGGCTTGATTCGATGCAAATACGCATCATCAAAATACAACCCCAGCTTTTTAGCAAAAAAGGGAACGTCGTGCTGGAAAGCCTCGCGTACGATGTACGAGCCTTGACCGTACACGCGACCAGCGCGATCAATAGACTTCCACGCGATGTCAAAAGCGATTCGCTTTTTCAGAGTCGTCTCGATGTCGAACACGGTAAAAATGGTGGGCTTGATGGTCATTGGCATAGTCCTTTGTTTGCTTCCTTATCATCTGTATAAGGTGATTCGCGGGGGTATGCAAGCGTAAAGAATCGTGTGTTTTCAATGGCTTAGCGCCGGGGGCGCCGCCCCTGCCAAATGCTTGATTTGGCAGGGTTTTTTCAGTATTCCTCACTCGGCAGAATGCCATCATATACCGCGCCATTCTCGCGGATTTTAATATCCTCATAAGGGCCGATGATTACCCGGTTCAGTTCCATTTTAGCGCATTCCAGCGCACCAATCATTTCATTCACAACGGCATATTTTAAGCCTTTGGCCTTGATATAATTGGCGATGAAAGTGGAAACTAGAAAGTTTAGTTCCCCTGCATTTTCAGGAGTCCAAGCAACTCCTTCATTGATTAGGTCTAGATGAATGCAGTTGCGTTGTGTTTGGGGAATATAGGGCATTTTAGGCTGCTTTCTTTTTCAGGTTACGAGCGATTTCAAGACCAAGCGCATAGTAAGCGCCTTTTACGAGATTCGTTTCATCAATCCAAGTCCAGAGGTGATGATGGGTGAAAGCCACGTCGGAAATTGCATTAGGCTTAGTCGAATTGCAAGACCCGATTGCATAGACACGCTTGCCCATGCCATAAGCCATGCCAACCTCAACAAGCGCGCCGCGCTGTTCCTCGCTCTGTTCCTCGCTGTATAGCAGGACAAAATCCGAATCGCGCACATCCTCATAGCATTGTTGCCACAGTTGATCTTTGTGGTTCACCACAATGTCACTGTCTTGGTTCAGGTCAATCCAGCGTGCACGAACGGGCAGACCGACCGTATCGCGCAGAAACTGGAATTTTGGAGCCAACCAAACCTTGCCTGCTACGTAGAAACTCAGAGACATTTTGTTTTCCTTTTCATCGGGTATGACTATGTATAGCCCGATTCGTTGGGCATTGCAAGCAGAAAGAAGTGAGTGTTTTCAATGCCTTAGCGCCGAGGGCGCCCCGTCCCGTAAGTGTTTGATATTGCTAGGAAATTTGGAGGCGCGTATGTGATTCGAACACATTATCTTGCGATGCTGCGGATTTGCAATCCGCCCCCTTACCATCCGGGCCACGCGCCATAGTAGCTAGGCGGCTTTCACCGCCTAGCCTAATTTTTAGGCAGCATCTGCCGCCGGTTCGTCATCCGATTCGTCGGCATCAGCCACCGATTCGAGGTGCTGAATCAGGGAAGCAATCGCTTCCTTGGTCGCATTGACGAGTCCGTCAACCGGGGCATCCGGCCACACCTCAGCAAGCTGAATCAGCATTTCCTTTTTGGTCGGGCCTTCCTCACGCTTGGACTTGGCACCCTTTTCCGGGGCGACGTACACGCCTTCCCGCACGAGTTTGGCCCGAACGGACCGAACGGCTTTCCCCATTGCCTCGGCAATGGCTTCAACCGAAACGCCTGCGGCGTATTCAGCCTTCATCGACTCGGTTTGGGCTTCCGTGTAGTTCACTTTTGCTTCCTTGGCCATGTCTCTATCTCCTATAGCTGGCTTCGTTTTCGCTTTCCGTTCAATATATATAGCGTATGATTCGGCTGGGTGCAAGAGAAAAGTGCATTTTGTTGGAGGTATTTTGTTGTGTGAAATCAAGCACTTAGCGCCGGGGGCGCCGGGGCAGCTAACCTACTGGTTAGCAAGGGTTTTTTCAAAACCCCTCCATCAACATCTTGCGAAGCTGTACTTCCTGCGCATCCTCAGCAGCAGCCCTAGCAGCGTCTTGCCCAAGCCCGGCAATCCCAGCAGCATCCCTAGCAGCAGCCCAAGCAGCATCCCTAGCAGCAGCCCTAGCAGCAGCCCAAGCAGCAGCCCAAGCAGCAGCCCTAGCAGCATCCCTAGCAGCATCCCTAGCAGCAGCCCAAGCAGCAGCAGCCCTAGCAGCAGCAGCCCTAGCAGCATCCCTTTCTTCTACTGTGGCAGCATCGTTCCTAGCTACAGCGATAGCATTACGGGGGCGCATGTCATTGGGGCAAGCAGCCTCAAAGATCGGCAAGACTTGCTCCGCACACCAAGCCCCAAAGTGACGAGCCAGACGTGGATCGCATTTGGTATTGTCCAGCACCCACAAGGCGTCATCAAGTCCATTGCTATCCAGCACAGTCAGCAGGGGTAACGGTTCATCATCAGCAGAGGTTTTCCCAAGGTACTTGAGAAGTTTTGTCCAACCATCGTGACAAGGTGATGCTGCACGGATAGCGCTGAGCGTGGTCATAGTCATGTTGTTTCTCCTCTTGATGATTTGTTATATAGCGAATCGCTATGCTATGCAATAGCAAAGAAATGAACATTTTCAATGACTTAGCCTGCGGGGCGCCGCCCCTTGCAAGTGTTTGACTTGCAAGGGAATCTTCAGCCTTCGTCGACTAAATTTTCTTCAAACTCGCGGAACCCAACCTGTTCAAGGCAGATGTCAACGCCTTCTGCAATAGTCAAGCCGTCTTCAAATGAATCGCGACTCATCCAATCAGGCAGCAAATCAAAAGTCAATCCCGTGACTTTTTCAACCTTTGATTCAACTTCTGTCATCCATTGGCGATAGGTTAGTTTATTCATCGTCATTCTCCATTTTTAGTTCTTCAAGTTCACGTTCGCTCATGCTATTCCCCCATAAACTCATAGCGGCCATTGTCAACAGCTTGCAGCCACCGCCCATAGGGAGTCGGGAAAAGCATCGCCACACAGATATGAAATATTGCCAGCAGCAGCAGTACGGTGATAAGGCCATCTTTAAACTGTTTCATCGTTCGTTCCTTTGTTGATGTATTATTTATAGACGATTCGCGGGCATGATGCAAGCGCAAAATTAATATTATATAACAAACAGTTAGCGCCGGGGGCGCCGCCCCTTGCAAGTGCTTGACTTGCAAGGGTTATTTTCAGCCGCAGAGAACCTCCACCAATTCTTTGGCTTCTTTCAGGTTCAGCCGCGCCGTGAAGCAGTTGCGCAAATGTTTGATTGCATCAATCTTGCGACCCGCCTGAGCCAAGGTCTTGATATGGTACAGGTCCTGTACCGTGAAGCCCTCAGCATAGGCGCTATAGACCGTTGCAGGGGTTTCCGGGAGCGAGAAAAAGCTATCTTTGATAACAGGGGCCGGACCTTCGACCAGCGTTGCCAGTTCGTGCAACGAAGTTGCGACGTAGGACGGACCATCCCAGCGCGAGTTGGCAACCCAACCATTATTGGCGCGGGTGATGGTGGCTGCGGTATCGGCGGTGTCTGCGAAGTTTTTCATAGTAGCTTCCTTTGCTGGGTTGATGATTATATATAGCGTGATTCGTTGGGATATACAAGAAGAAAGAAACGTACAATTTCAATGGCTTAGCTTGCGGGGCGGCGCCCCCTGCAAGTGTTTGACTTGCAAGGATTATTTCACTTACATTCGGCGCTGATAATGTTTCGATACCATGAGAAGAATGAGAAGCGAATACCTGATACTGTAAAATTACAGGTTTGGCCCGCATTGATTTGCCCGTAGATGTCAGACGAGTTGAACTTTAGCGCCCACCAAGTGTCAACATTTTTCAGCGTTTCTTCCTGGGCAAACACCAAATACTTTGATTCGCCCCCATCGACGACTCGTTCCGTTTTGATGATATGATAGCCTGATACATCAGTTTTTGTGGCATAGAACAGCCAGCCATTAATAGGCAGAGCAATCAACAGAGCAATTGCGATAATAGTCCAGAATTTCATTTTTAGTTCCTTGTGTTTGATTTTCGACTGTTTACTTCTTACTCGCACTGGCGCAGAGCTGCGACGCTTACGCGTCGAGCCACGCCTGTTCGTCCGCATCTTCGCGGCACTCTGCCCGAATCAGCAGTTCCTGGGTTTGCACTACGGCGAGTCGAGCACGCTCTGCCGCAATCTTTGCGTCCCTCAGACCAAAGTGAGTGTTGGCAAGCCCAACGGCGACTTTTGCCGCTGCATAGGTGTTGCGGGCTTTGGCAAGGTTCAGTTTCAGTTGTTCCGAGGCGGTCATAGCGCGTTCCTTTGCTGGGCTGATGATTATATATACCGTGATTCGTCTGGGTATACAAGAACTAAGAATGCTGTAGAATCAATGACTTAGCCTGCGGGGCGCCGCCCCCTGTAAGTGTTTGAACTTACAGGGTTTTTTCTACGCTTCCAAGCGCTGATTGACCTTGACAGCGTTCAGGCAGACAACTCCAATTTTACGCATTGCACGAATCACAGGGCTTGCATCGTCCCACATATAAACCGGCTTGCCCTTAAATTGACGCAAATTGCGAAGGCGTTGGATTTTACGGGCTTTTAACACGCCATCCTTAATATGATGCTCAGACCCATCAAGCGGACGGCAAAGGATAAGATGAGCATGAATCCCATTAGCCGCCAGATAATCATAGTCGTCTTGATTCATTGCCCGAGCCGTGCAAATGATGATATAGTTTTCAGAACGGTCAAGCGCCTTGAAGAATGAGGCCAGCGGCAGCAGTGAATCCTGGAATATGCTTTCACGATTCTTCAGAGCAAAATAGCGGTCAAGATCCAGAGTTCCATCTGGCCGATTAGGAGTTCTGTGGGCAGAATCAACAATCGTCTCATCTAGATCGAACACGGTCACTCGCTTGAAAGTCATAGCCATTCTCCTCTTGATGATTCTTTATAACGTAGAAAATTAAGTAACGCAACAAGAAAGAATCGTTATGAATCAAGCAGTTAGCAACCGGGGCGCCTAACTAGGTATCATATTGTTTTTATTACGTTTCTCTATTTCTGCAATCCAGGATATAACAGTAGACCTAGGTATCCCAGTAGAGGTCCATATAGTTACCCTATCTATTCCTTGGTTATATAAAGTTTCAACCTGTTGTTTTTTACGTTCTTTTGGAGTTCTAGCATCTGTTAGTAGATGACTTAGATGTTTCCAAGATTCTTTCATCCTAATAGCCCTAACAGTAGATATATGACAATCATATTTTTTAGCTATTTCAGGATTAGACCCGCCTGTATTAATTAGCTTAATAATATCTGTGACTGCTGTATCATTGAGTTTTGCAAAACCTCCACTCATATTTCCATATTTGGCATATATAGTTTCAAGTCTTTTCTGCTTTACCTTATCGTCTCTCATAGGGTTATTAGCTGAGTTGTGTATATTATAAGAGCCTTCAAAAGTCTTATCTAACCAAAACTTCTCACGCTCTACTAGATTGTCGGTCTCTTCTATAATCTCAAATGTAAACGATTCATCCCCATAACAATCCCAATCTATCTGTAGCTTATAGTTGTGATGCTCCTGTTGATTAAGAGTTCTTACGTGTCTCTGCCATCTTTTTGTTATCTCAGAAGAAGAGCCTATATAAACTCTATTTTCCGGTAAACAAGTTATTTTATAAATTCCCTGCATTATAATATTCCTTTCTATTAGATTATGTCAGAAATATTTGGTGTTAGCAAGAAAATTTTAAAAACGTGTATTATCAATGGCTTAGGCCCGGGGGCGCCGCCCCTTGCAAGTCCTTGAACTTGCAGGGTTTTTTGTCAAATCGACTGCCATGCGATGCAGCTAATGACAAGGCAGACTCCCTTTTCGTCGGGTGACAGATCGCCGTGAAAAGAGGTGAACTGGTCGATAGCAGCGGCAAGAGTCTCACCATAGATGGTTTGCTCGTAAACACCTTCGATAGCCCCGTCGATAGCGATAGCCTTCCAGACAAAGTGATAGTTACCTTCCATAGTGCGTCCTCCTTGTTTCGGTGAGACTGTTATGCCCTGATTCGGCATGGCTGTCAAGCTCTATAAAAACGTGTATTATCAATAGCTTAGGCCCGGGGGCGCCGCCCTAGCTAAGTGTTTGACTTAGCTAGGTTTTAACAGGTCTGACCTTATCTTTATTAAGCGCACTCGGGTGATTCGTTAGCAGAGCAATCCAATAGTCCTGTTGCTAGTTTGTGGCTACGCGTTTATTACATCCAGTTCGTTACCTGTGCGGCTAAACGCTTGATTTCATTGTACATTCCTAAGCAGCACATCGGCCTCAATATAAGAAATGCCTTTAATGAAGGATAAGGCTTCTATATAGCCGACTATTTTGCCTTCATAATAAGATGCTTCTTCGGAATGCGAAGCGTTATAATCGTCTACTGCTTCTTGAAACTTGGCGCGGATGATACTAATGTTTTCCATGGTGCTTTCCTTTGCTGTTATCTTATAATAGCGCACGAATCACCAAAGTGCAAGAACAAAGTTTCTTTGCGTTATCAATCACTTACCAGACTGGGCGCCGCTACCCCTAACTCCTTGATTTTGCTGCTTTAACCCTATCTATGTGAATCCTCGCATTGCTATAACTAATACCTATAATCCTAGCTATATCCGTGTTACATACTCCATTTTCTATAAGCTTCTTGATATGTAATATATCAGCGTCAGAAACTCTTTTTTGTAGTTTAGGTAATCCGGTTATATCCGTAACACTTTTCCATCTATCTCCGCTAACTATACTATATATAAGACTTATAGATATATTAAATCTTTTAGCAATGGATGCGGTTGGGTGTTTATTTTTTAGTAATTCAACTATCTCAAAGACTTGTTCTTCATTAAGCTTTTGGCCTCCACGCTTACCACTTAGATTTAAACTAGCTTGTTGCTTAATTACAACTGCAGGATTACTCATAGGATTAGTCACTTTTAAACTGATATTATAGCAACTATCTAAGACTTTATCTAAGTAGAACTGCTCTCTTATAATTAAATTCTCTGTTTCTTCTACTACTTCAAAGATAAATGATTCATCGCCATAAGCATCCCAGTCTTCTTGTAGATTATAATTACGGTGGTTTCCGCTACTTAAAGCCTTTGTATGTTCTGACCATCTTCTTTTTATATTGTTACTCGAACCTATATATACTCGTGAATCTTGTAAGCAACTTATTTTATATATACCTTGCATTATTATCTCCTTATAAATAATACTACTAAATATATACTTTATTGTCAACTTAATACTCATTATAAAATAAATTAGCAGTGTCAATGATTCGTTGATTTCTAACTTCGAATTATAACTGCGCTAGG